AGATTCTTAGATGACCTTTATCTATTCTACCAGTTTTTTGTTGCGAATGAGAAGTTTAAGGATAAACGTAAACCAGCACGACATATAAAAGAGCTAACACGTTACTTGATGAAACTAAAGCTCGGATTACTTGATAAGCATTTATGTGTATCGATGCCACCCCGACACTCCAAATCCTCGGCTATAACAATAGCATACCCATTATGGCTTATATTCCAAGACCCTAATCTTAACATACTAATCATTACCAATACCCACGCCCTGGCAGAGAAGTTTGGAATAGAACTAAGAGAGTTTGTTAAGAAGTGGGGGCCGTACTTTAACGTTTACCTATCAGATGTTAAAAAGAGCAGCACATATCTTAAATTCACAAACATGAATGGTAAATTATTAAATGGTTCAATAAGACTCACCGGAGCCGGCGGGTCTATAACTGGTTTCGATGCCGACTACTTAATTATAGATGACCCGTATAAAGGTGAGGAAGAGGATTTCACACCAACAGCACTCGATAAGAAGATAAACTGGTTCCTATCCCTGATTATCCAACGGTTAGAACCACATACAAAGCTTTTAATTTTACACACCCGTTGGCATAGCCACGACCTGATAGGATACCTACAGGAACACCTACCAGATGACTTTGAGTTTATCACCTTCCCAGCAATTAAAGAAGACGCCACACCCATATGGCCCGAACAGTACAGTATAGAAGAGTTAGAGAGTAAGAAGGAAACCGTGGGTGAACGGTTGTTTAGTGCTATCTGGCAGCAGCAACCATTAGATGAAACCAGTGACTTCTTTGATATAGATCGACTACAATATATAGATGAACTCAGGGTCGATGAAGAGATAATTGATAGTGTAAGGGTCTGGGATATACAATCATCAGAGAGTATTAAATCTGATTACACCGCCGGGAGCCTAATCGTACTCACAAACCAAGACCGTATCGGATGCACTGATATAGTCTACGGCCAGTTTGGGGGTGAAACAAAACAAACAATCCTAAACACGGCTAAACGTGACGGTTACAATGTTAAAATCTTAATAGAAACTGGAGTTGCAGCCGCCGGTGATTTACTATTCAAAGAGTGGGAGAAACAACTCGAAGGATACCGGGTTTACCGCGCTCAAGCGATTAAATCTAAACCAGATCGGGCTACACCATTAAAGAACGGAATCCTTGATAGGAAATTCTTTATAATGCTTAATGACCAGAAATTAATTGAACGTGTGAATAAAGAGTTACAGGCCTTTCCAGATGGCCAGCATGACGATATCACGGATACTTTTGCTTATGGGTATAATTACTTTAGAATGATTATTGAAAATAAAGAACCACTTGTAGGTATGGTTGATTTCTGGTAGTGTATAGTTATGAAACGTAAAGAAACCAAACTAGAAGATGTAGTTAAGGATAAGAAGCTCATGAATAAGTTAAAAGAACTTAAAATGAGAGAAATAAAAGAATAGGTGTTATAGAATGGATTTAAAGTATGTTGGAAGGTCTAAAACAAATTACTGTCTTAAAACTAATCAGATGATAAGAACATTATGTCCACTTGATTCCAGGTGGAAAATTAATATCAAGAAATAAATAATTATTTTTAGTTCGTTATATTGTGGTTTAACGAAGTCGAGGAGAACATGATGAACATAACCGAAACAATACGCCAGACACCCACACTAATCAGGGAAGCTGTTGACCGTGCATTCGCACCCAGCGGCCCGGATCAGAAGACGGCAAATCCTTTTGACGGACTTAATAATCCCGCACCAGGGATGCAGTTCAACAGTATAGGGGACTTCATGAAATACATGAAGAGTGATGCCTTTAACTTAGCTTACAAGCAGTTAGACCCTTTTAGTTGTTATGTTCTAGCGTTCTCTAATGATAGGGTGATGAGTGCTATAAATGCCATAGCCAGACCTATATCAACTGCTGAATATGTGGCAAGTCCAAAAGATAATGATAAACCAAACCAGATGGAAATCGATTATCTTAATGAATTACTTTCAGACCCAAACCCGGATCTGATTAGTAAAAATGATTACAATTACAACATGAACACCATCACAGAATACGACCAATCTCCAGAGGACTTCCAATATGCCCTTGCAATCGACTATCTCATAACTGGGAATAACTATATCGAAGTGGCTTATAACCGTATCGGGAAGCCAGCAGCACTCTACCGACATTTACCTTACATGATTAACATTGTAAACGGTCGTTACGTGCATAAGAACGGTTACATCTTCAAACGGGGTGAGATAATACATAACAAGTTCTTCAACCCCTTCAGCAACAAGGTAGGAATGTCACCACTGGTCCCAATCGTGGCGGCAATGATGCTTGATACTTCAATACTTCAAAAGAATATTAAGAACTTTGCTAACGATGCACTCAAAGGAATAATCAGTATAGACCCATCCACCCCACCAGACAAGGCAGAAGAAAACATAAACAACGTTAAAAAGCAGATTACCCAGATGAAAAAGACCGGGAAATCAGGACATCTAATTGCATATGCTGCTGCCTTCCAGGCCATATCAACGACTAATAAGGACATGCTCACACCTGAAATCGAGAAAACAATCCAAAACAGAATTATAGCCACGTATGGAGTGCCACCTGCTGAGGTTATGAACATCGAATCCGGGAATATAGGAAGCGGAACAGGGACCAGTCAAAAAGAAACCCTCTATGAATCCGTGCGGTTCTGGAATAAAAGAATCCTGCTTGGCGGGTTTAAAAAGCAACTAATCCGATACGCCCAATTAAAAGATACCACTGTTGATGTGATGCATTTAACAATTGTTGATGAGCGTAAACAGTTAGAATTGCACAGAGGATATCTAGATGCAGGTGTACAATCAATAGATGATGTTTTAACCGATTTAGGACGTGAACCCTACGGCGAACCTTGGAGTGAGAAACCCACATTGGCCAGTCCAAGGGTGCCGGCAGATATGTTAGGCCAGCAAAACTTCTTAAACAGCAACCAACAAGAACCTGGAATGAGCAATCAGGAAGCTATTAAACGTTTAAAGCAGATGGAAAAAGCTATTGATGAAATACTAAACCAATAAGAAAGGCTTGGATAATATGGGTGTAAGTAAAGAGAAGCTAATCCAGATCAAGAAAGAAATCCACAACTGCCGTTTAGACTTGGAAGAAAAGGAGCATAAGTACATCCATGAAGCCCCTAAGCCAACCTTCAAACCCAATAAGAACATGGGGGAAGGAACTGTATCTAAGGCCGAGATGAGATACAGACAAGCGTTAATGGCACCGTTTAAATCACCGTACAATAAGATTAAGAAGATTATTAAAGGTAATAGTACGGATGAACAGAAAAAGAAAGACATCGATGCTACCTTACAATCATTCCGTGGTCAAATTAATTTTAAGAAAATAGTTGAAACTCATATTTATGATATTAATTCTTCCGCAATCGATAAAGCAAACAAAGAATTAAAAGCTCTTGAAAAGGAAAAGAAAGAAAGCTTAACAATTATTATCAGAGAAGCGAATGATAACAAGTACAGACCAGACCAGGCCTTATTATTATCCCCTTTACTTTTACAGCAGTGGAGCAATATAGAGAACATCTTAGATGACCTGGAAGCGGATATAGACCAGGCATGGCAAAGGTGTGCTATAATCAAGCAGACCCGGCCTAATTATGTTTGTCCATTTGATGAATACTTAGATGATTCTTTCTACCGCACCCAGAACCGTACCGATGGAATGGGATGGTATGGTTGGTTTAAATCCAATGAAGCTGGATTATTAGCCACGTTTATGATGAGTGCTGCCGTACTTGGAAGTCTTGTGGCTGATTGGGTTTCAATGGGTGATGATAGGGTATGTGAAGAGTGTTTGGAGCTTGAAGCAAACAGTCCTTATTTACTCACAGAATGGCCACTGGAACCCCATTTCGGATGTAGGTGCGAAATGCAGAATGTACGATTGGCAGGTTCTAATAATTAACATTTATATTCATTTTTTTTATTTTTGAATTATTTTTAAACTAATTATATGGAGGTGATTAGTATAACAAACCTACAAGAAACCATAATAAACGAACAGATACCTTTTAACATTACAATACCAATTGTTAAAATCCAGGAATCCAGTTCTTCAGATTCAAATAAAATAAGAATCGAAGGTCTAGCAAGAACTACAAAGATGAGCTTAAATCATTTAGTAACTACTGAGAACTTTATATCATCTATGAAAAGACAGGTAAAAGAAGCAGATCCAAAAATACCATCATTCCTTGACCATGATCCTAATAAAGTGATAGGGAATATTATCGATGTAAAAGATTCAGAAATGACGAGTTTGGCTATCACTGAGTTAATAGACAAATCAGGCAATCCAGTAGTTGATGCACCTGTAG